ATTCTCCTTATTGATTCCGGGTTTAAATTCTATTTTTTGCAGCGCCATAGGTTACTCCAGCTTGCACCCCGCGCTACTTCTTCCAGAAGTGGTTAATAGCCAGATTAACAACACCACCAACGAGAGCTACTTTAGCAGCAATAACCGGGTCAACAGCCCCCGACGCCCCGCCAGATGCGAGCAGCGTGAGAATACCGCCCATAAAAGATACGATTTTGTTTCGCTGCGAGCGCGCTTTTCTGGTTACGATTTGGTCGTTCATTTGCGTCCCTCATGTTCCAATGAATAGTGATTACCATCGCGGAATCGTCCGCCCCAAGCACCGCCAAGTGACTCCCAATACTCCCCAAGCGGGAGATGGTCGCTCGTTGCCTGAAGATACTTATCCTCTTTGAACAGATTAAAGTCGATAGCTAGGCGGAGCTTGTGGTTGGAGTACGGGTGACCATAGCCCCCCGGCACACCTAGAATGTTGTGCAAGCGAGGATCGCGGTAAGCATCCCCGACCGTCAGTTCATAGCCGTTATCATACGCCCAGATAATTAAGTCCGCGACCATCCGCGTGAACCGGCGTTGTTTATCACCAAGTGACTCAGCCATGACCCTTGTCAGCCTTGCCGTCTAACTTGTCTTCAATTCGGTCTAGCTTACGGAAAATGGCGTCAGATAAGTCTTTGAAATCGGATTTATGTACCCGGTCGTTAGCTATCTCTTCACGGAGATTAGACAAATCTTTTTTTAGTATGCCAACAGCGTCCCAGAGTTGCCGCGCTAGCCAGCCAAATATAGTGGCTAAAGCCGTAAACGCCGAGTTAATAAGCCATTGGTAGTTAGCCTCATCCATTACGCAGCAACCCCTTTGATGACGGCAAAGTTGATGACCGGGGCTTCTGCTACCGCCACTGCCACGATGTTGTGGATCTGAACACGAAAGCTGCCAGCAGCTACAGCCGTAACGGACAGACTATATCTATCTGCCGTGGCACCGCTGGCGAAGTTGACGATCACTACATCCGTAGCAGCTACCGCAGAGTTTGTCACAGTAAAGCTAGCAAACGTACTTACCGTGGTAGTGGCACTAACAAGGGTGATTTGACCAGCGACTTTATTAAGCGTGACCGGCGTCGTGCGGCTGGTAATCTGAGTAACAACACCGCCAGCACCCGTGCCATAGCCTATGCCAGAAGTCGGGCCAGAAGACAAGATAGTGGTTACAGCAGCGATACTGCCGGTAACGTCAACGGTTGCAATCGGGTTAGTCACCCCACCAAAACGAGTGTTGCCGTAGAAAATATTCGCGGCTTGAGTGTCCGCATAAAAATTGTATTCGCCAGAACCAGTGGGGACACTGCTTAGGAATCCAATTTGGTTCGTAGCAGTATTAAAACTTGGCTTAACACGAAACCCTACCTGTAGCGTAACGGTTGATCCGGCACCGATAGCAATAGGGTTGGCTGTAAAATGATCATACTCCGCCAGCGTAAACGCCGCTGCGGCAGTGCTGGGAGCAGAGTAGAAAGAAGTTGCAATGGTGGTGACAGTAGACTGGACAGCGTTCTGCACGCGCACGGAATACGCGGTGGGTTGTCCTCCGATATCTTTATCAACACTGAGCGTAATAGCGTCAGAGGAAACCGGCGTAACAGTGCCGATACCGATGTTTCCAGACGCCCCGACAATAAGCCTGTTTGTCATTGCTCCCGCAGAATTTGCGGTTCTAAAATACAACGATCCGGGGACAAACCCCACGCCTACGGTCCCGTCAACCACTCCACGGATATCTGCTGACCGAATGAATCCTACACCGTCAGAGCCCTGCCACTGCATATATCCAAGCACATCGCCATCAGCAACAGTCGTGTGTGTGCCTATCGTTGCATTTTTAGATTTCGCAAGAACAACGGCGGGAGACGAGCCTGCCGTTACATTCCACGCAGCGCTAAATGTTGTTGTAAGTGAAACTGTTGCCGCATTAGTTTGAATTCGCGGCGATGCGCCTGCGGCTCCACTTTGTGCGTTTGCAGAAGGTACTGCCACGGTATACCCAGAGAGCAGTGCGCCAGTAGTATCAATTACAACCGGAGTAACGTCAGGATTGGTAGAGTCCTCTACAACAAGCGCGTTCCCCGCACCCGTCTGGTTGATACGCAGCGCATCGCTAGCAGTATTCGCACTGATAGTAGCGGGGCCGGTGATACTGTTAATCGCAGCCACGACATTTGTGCCGTTGCAAATCAAAATAACTTTCTCGCCGTTTAGTACGCTTATGCCTGTACCCGCGCTGGTCTTTACCGTGACGGCGTACCCGCCTGTCGTGTTGTTAAATATGAAATAAAGTTTTCTGTTGTTGGGTACGACCAAAGTGCGGTTAGCAGTAAGCAACCCGGTCATCTCGATGCACATGTTTCGGGCAACGCCTGTTGCGCCGTTGGGTATCGTAATGACAGTGTCAGCGCCGTCAGTGATCGCTTGTGTGACGTAGCCACTGATAGCCTGCTCGATCAGTGTGCCCAGATTGTTGTTGGTCGTACTGCCCCAAGTCCCCGCCTGATCGCCTGTACCGATCAGTTCAATGGCGAGATTAGTGGAAAACGTACTAGCCATGGCGACCTCTTATGCGATCTGCACGATAGATGATCCCGCCCCGGAAGGGGGGAACTGGACCGTGAATGAATTTACTGCCGTTTTGATGCCGCCGAACGAAAGGATCGCTACTGAGCGGTTAGCATTGCTGCTGTTATAGATCAGCGCCCCTGTGGCACTGAATGAAGCTGGAGTCCAGACAGCGTCGGCGAAGTTGAGATACGCCGTGGTAGTGGGGGTGCCGCCTGTAGTGGGCACCTGAGAGATAGTCAGGGTCAGGCCGCCTGTGGTGTACCCGCTGCCGTTAGCAACTTCATTCAGCGCGGTGTACGTCGTGGTTGTCGCGTCAAGATCAGCAAGGCTGGTATACAGCGCGATCTTGAAGACATCCTGCGTATTGAGTGTCAGCGCCCTGTTAACAATATTGAAGTTCATACCGCCGCTTAGTACGTCGGTTTTGAACGAGTTGGTGATCGTCTGGATGATAGCCACTGTATCCCCGTTTAGAACGATATGCGACTTTGACCGCTACGATACGCATCGCGCCGATCTTTGCCCTCACCCAGTACTTTAAGCAATTCTAATGCTTCTTGATACTTAGCTTCGTACATGTTGGCAAGGTCTTGGTCGCCCTTCATGTAGATATATGCTTCACGTAGCGTACCGTAGAGCAAAACGCTGTCAAAGTTAGTCCCAAGCCACGACACCCCCGCAGTCACGATTGACTCCGGGTAGTAGTAATAGTGAAGCTCCATGTTATATGACGCGTCGGGGGTGGGCCCGATAATTATCGTATTGACATCGAACTGCGCGTAGTGAGTAGGCTTGCCAGATGACCCCGGATACGGAAACGCCTCGCGAATGTACTCAACATCTTTGTTCAAGAGGTATTCTTGAACAGAGGTACTTGGGTCAATCACTGACAGGGAAAACGTCGCTAGCCAATCTGTCGGCACAGTGAGGTACTTATTATTTGCCGTAACAGTACCTATCTGGTTCTTTCTAAGCGCGGGGATTTGAACAGCGTTGTAAATCCGCTGTTCTGCTAGCTGTATGAACGTAGGAATATACGAGACGAAGCTAGGCTCCGTATTCTCGGTATAGTTCTGAATCAGCGCTGTAAGGCTTGTGTACGAGACAGCCATTAACCTGTCCCAGAATCAGACCTATCTGCCAAGAACTTCGTACCCTTAGTAGCAGCGCCAGCACCGCGCATGGTGTCGTACTTCTTTTGCCCTGTGCCGCTGAGCCAACGCCCTTTGACCATCACATCGTTTTTACCGATGTCAGTCTGGGGATAGCCGTTACAGTGGGGAACCGGAACCGATTTAATGATGCTCATCACTTGCCCCGCGAAGATTTGCCTTGGTTCATAATACGGGAGACATTACGCCCGTACTTTTTCCTGTCTCCAGACGTAGGCCCACCGGCCTTCATCTTTTTGACTTTCATGGACATCGGACCACAACCTTTATCACCGGCCATAAATCCTCCTATGAGGTTAAAATAGTAACAGTACCTACACTAGCCTGCCCAATCAAGTCGTTTGGGGTCAGGGCAAAATCATTAGCTCTAGCACCACCTACCGGATTCCAACCCCACTGAATGAGGCGGCTCCCTGTAATAGGAGCATAATAGCTCGTATCTGGGCGTGGATCACGTACCGCTTGCGGATCATTTACAGGATACATCCCTAACTGTAGCTGTGGCTGATCCGGCTCCCAGCACGTTTGGCATACTTTGATATTAACATTTTTAGTCTTGATGACTAGCGTTTTGAGTTGTGTCAGCTTAAACCGGAACCCACACCTATCGCACTCGGCAATAGAGTTTTTAGCGGATGCGAATTTGCTAGCCACAAATCACCCTACGAACATCTGTCGGGGAACAAACCGTACCGACGCCTTCTCCCTGTCTTCTTCCGCTGCAAGCGCCCACTGCTCATCGTAGATGGACTTCAGCATGGGGATACGCGCTTCGGCCCCTTGGATCTTCATCGCCAAGCTATATGCCAGACCCGCGATCATGCAGGGGAGAAACCGGAACGGTACATCTTGGCCGCTCAAACCGTTACCCGCCTCCTGCATACGACGAAGCCGCCAGTACACAAAGGTGTAGGTAGTGGAGTTATCGGGCTTCGGCCAGACCACGATCTGGGGGTACTGCACTACGCCAAGAGAATTAGTGGCACCCGTTTGACGGTTAATCCAGACCTGAATCGGACGCCCTGTGGCGTTCTTGTTGGGGATCGACGAGTAGGTACTGCCCGAGATTCGGGTGATGTTGATGTCGATCTGGTTCGTCCCAGTACCCGTGCGAATCACATGGTCCAGTAGGTCTACCGTGTCTACGGGGATATCGTAGGTACCTTCGTTGTAAGTAAGTACTTGCTCACCCTGCTCAATCGTCCAGAGATTAATCCCCCGGTTTGCCCAGTCCAGCAAGAGCAAGTTCAACGACCGTCTGGCAGTCTTCATGTCATAGCCAGAGCGCACCTCTGCACCGCACCGCTCAAACGCCTCCTCGACAATCGCGTTCAAGTCGAGATTAAACGCCGTACTGTCTGTAGTACGGACATTCGACGCGGCGGCAGGATTAAGTATGAGTGTCATTAGATATTCTGCTTTTCAATTTTAGCCACAGTAATGGCAGCCTTGATCTCCACCGCGAGATCGATGATCTGGCCGGGGAAGTTGACCTGCTTGAACATCTCCAGCAAAAACTGGCGCTGTTGTTCGTTGTCTAGCGTCATGGCAATCTTTATGCGATGGTTGCAAGTTTGCGGGTATTGCCCGACGAGTCAGTGATGGTTACGTAGCCGTTTACTGCAGCATCGGCGTTTGATGTCCATGTACCGAACGAAACAGTGCCAGTGCCTTTGGGCGTGATGCGAATGCTGATGTTTGTGTCGGTGCCTTGTGCATCCAAAACAGCAAGACCTGAGCCACTGTTTGTGCCGTACGCTCTAAGGAAATTAACGGGAGCGGAGTTAACTCCTCCAATTCTGAATTCTTCGTTACTGCCAGAATTCTGCGATTGAAAGCGAACAGATTGTGTACCTTTAACACGGAACTGAATGCCGACGTTTGTATCAGAACCTGTAGCGCGAAGTGTAATTAGGTTTGCAGTGATGGCGGACAGAAATTCAAAGTAGTTAACAGAACTTGCCTGCCCCAAAAACTTTGCAACCGGAAGTTCTCCTGCACCAGCAAGGTTTATTGCGTTGGCTTCGCCAATGATAAAGAACTGAGATTCGCCAGTTGTTTGATCGCCACGTATGGTCAAACCTTTGGAGGTGTCTGGTTTGTACCACTGCAACTCATGACCTTTTGCCAAAGCGACGGCAACGCCGGTTCCCGTTGTGCCATCGGTTCCCGTAATTGCCTCGTCCTCAAAAACTATTCCGACATTCCAAGTGCTGCCGTTTTTCTTAAAAACAACGCCTGCTGTGCTGGGATTTGTCGGCGCACCGCCATAAACAGGGTCCCCACCACCAGAAAGCCAAACACCATAGACCCCTGTACCTAAACCATACGGGGTCGGAACAGAATTGCCACTTTTGTTTTTTCCAGCGACTTCAAGCCCATAAGAGTTTATTCCCACCTCGTGCTGAATATCTGCGTATAGTGCCCAAGCAGAGCGGCTTGCTTTATTGTTAATAACAAAACCACTCACCCCAATAGTTGCCGTTGGGTTTGCAGGATCTAGGTTTTCATTGCTGGTAAATCCAGTGACGGCGAGGTTTCCCGAATCTGACGCCACAAACAGCATGGAATCCCGAGGTGCCCAGTTCGCACCTTCTACGCCCGTTGGAACAAACCCACTCTGCGTTCCGTACCGATTGCCGGTAAACGCAGCGCCATCGTTAATGAACAGCCTGTCTCTCAATCTCCAAATACGCGCTGTGGGGGTAACATCGGGCCAAAAACCCCCATCACCCGGATCAGGATCAGGATTAGCGGGATCGTTTAGAAGAAAGTCTGTGTAGACTTCAGTGACGAAGTTCGTAGCCGCAACGGTATAGCTGTACCGGCCATTGGCAGCGTAGAAGCTGAACTCGCCTTGCGAGTTGGTCGTTACTTGATTGGAAGGGTAGGGACTGACGCCGTTACCCGCGTAGATAGTAGCAGGAGATCCTCCCAAGGTTATGATAGTAATAACCGCGTTTGGAATGACGTTCCCGGTCGGGCCAGTGATCGCCGTCTGAAACTTCTGCATCTACTTGCTCCTGCATACGTGCCCGCCTTTGCGAAGAATCTTCACTGGCAGTGGCCCATCGCGCTTAACGATTGTCCGCACTTTGGGCTTCTTCGTAGAGATAACGGCACCCATGCCACGAGAAGGCATCATTAGATGTACTTCTTCTTCATGGAGATGCTTTTAGCTGGGCCTTTAACCTTAGCTTCGACGCCACCGCCCTTAGCCATCATAGAACGTGCGGGAGGGGGAACAGTCGGACCACCGGGAAGAGTGGCACGTGAACCGTCGCCCATCATAGAACGTGCGGGAGGGGGAACAGTCGGACCACCGGGAAGAGTGGCACGTGAACCGTCGCCCATCATAGCCGCCATGCCCGGACCCTTACCGTAACTACGGCGGGGATCAGCACGACCACCCATAGCCATCTTTTTGGTAACCGCACCGCCAGCCTTGTAGCCTTTGGCTTTAGGCTTAGCCTTATTAGCCTTATTAGCCTTTTCCATTTTCTCGCCTTTGGCATACTGCTCAGGCGTCATCTTGCCAGACTTGATGGCACGCCCCTCTTTCAACTCCTCACTCTCAGTTTCCTTACCTTTGAAGAGTTTTTTAAAATCAAACTTGGGCTTTGCCATCACACAAACCTCCCTTTGGTTTTGCCGCTTTGTACACAGCCGTCAGCTTTGGAGACATAGCCACCAGACGCCATTTTCTTAGGCTTAGGAGCGGGAGCTTTGGGCTTAGGAGCCGGTGCTTTAGGTTTAGGAGCGGGCTTGTCTGGCATGCCGGGGTAAGAACTAGCTTCGTTCTCGCCGCCTTCATACGTGTCTTGATCCATCCCTTCGGGTTTCTTAGGCATCACTTCTTCCTCGTTTTTCCGCTTGGTGTAACCGGCCAGCTTTGTCTGGTTGGCCGAAGCCATGTCAGCACTTCCACGCCCGAAGGCTTTTGTTGATCCGAGAATTAGGGTCTTTAGCGGTTTTCTCGCTAGTAAGTTTCTTCTTCATGCCGGTCATCCGCGAGCAAAAAGAATCACGGCGGGAACCACCTTCTGGTTGAGGGGCTTTCAATCCGGGCTTGCCGGGATTAGCCTTGTTGTATGAGGCACGGCCTTTGGCGTTCAATCCGCCAGCGGGAGCTTTCCCCTCTTTACGGGTCCAAGCGGGCGATTTAGCCATAGGTAAAACCTCTTTACCCAGTAGACCAAATAAAAAAACTCTAGTCAAGTGATAACAGGAGTCCAATTGGGAGTCTGTATTATATTAATATCCCCCCATGCGGGAGATCCTGCGGGAGACAACGTAGCCCAGCCGGGACTCTGTAAAGTATTTATGCCCACCCATGTGGGTATGATCCCGGATATTTGAAATCCGTCGTTCTGAAACGCGTCGAGTTGGAATGCAAGCGCGCTGACAACATAACTTGTATTGATATCCCCCCAGTTGGGGGTCTGTGTACCGTCTATATCAACCCATGCCACGTTACTTGTCCGGTTTGGTCAGCGTTGCGTGTAGGTCTTGTATAGCTTCTTTAAACCATGACATAGCAAATTGCTGGAAATCAGGGTTACGCTGAACAATAGCAGGGTGCATCCCGTTCCCCCAAACTGCGATGAAATTGCAGCTATATCCATTTGGGTTTACCTCGATGTCAGTGTGACGGGCATTGCCCATACGCCACTCCTTCGCTAGGTAGTAGAACCCCATTTCTGAGAACGGCTCTTTGTGGGTGGGGTCACCGTAGTACCGGGTCGAGGCCCAGTGAGGGAGGATAATCGTGCATTTAGCACCGGGTTTCAGAACGCGAAACAACTCATTGAAGAAGTGTACGCGCTGCCACTTGTCGTTCAGGTTGGTCAGATGTTCCAGAAAATGGCTGCTATGCGCCTCATCAACCGAGTTATCTTCCCAAGGCCAAGGGCTAGTACCGATATCCAGAACAACGTCTACACCCTCCATCGGGTACTGATCTACACCAAGGAAGCCTTCTTTCTTGTTAGGGCCGCAACCCAGATCAATCTTTATTGAATCAGTCATAACTATACCTACCACGTAAAATCTTCAACGCCGAACGCGCCGGTCATATCGTAATGACCTACTTTAACTGAACAGTCGATGGCACATCTATAGCCGTGCTTTCTAAAATCTGACCATGCGTAGAGATCCTGAGTGCCAACTCCTTCAGCACCAGCAATCGTCTTGAACCACGGACGGCGGAGACGCTCGTCTTTGAACATCGCCAAGCGCCACAAATTAAACCCCATACCAGTTCCACAGCACTCGACCAGACCACCATTAGGATCGGGAGGCTGAGGACGGAAGTTCAGTACAGGATCTTTTGGGTCGCCCCAAATCTGAGGCTGGCCTCCCGGCCCCTTAGTCCAGTACAACCCGCCGATACAAGAGAACTCGGGGTGCTTCTCCATCTGGTGAATGAGCTTAACGATCCCATCAGACGGCGGGATGTTGTCGTGTTCGATAGTCAGCAGGTACTCCCACTGACCAAGATCCGGGTGTGCAATGATCTCTGCGATAGAGTTAGAGAACGCCTCACCCACTTCCATCCCGATAGCCGCCATGCGGTGGGCTGCTTGGTTAGGCGGGAAGATCAAGCCGCAATGGGAGAGATAGACCTTGGTAGGAATAGTCGCCCCGGCGGGGATCAACATCACAGTACGCTGCTTCTTCCAGCTATTGCCTTCAACTATACGGGATGTAGACGCGGCAAGGTCTTGATTATGGTGTCCACCGTCTAACGAGACTATTTGGGGTTTCATATTTATTGGAACTTACGGGCTATAGTAAACAAGGTACGTCGGTGCAGGGAGCGGGTCTGCGGGGTCCACAACAATATAATAACCTGAACTTATAGAATAGCAAACCATCCAGTCTTTTCCGTCTACAGTGATGATGTACATAGTTAGGCAATATCTGATTGAAAAATGATGATGGGAGGACGAAACGCGTCAGCGTTGGTTCCTCGTATTTGCGAAAAAGCTATTGAGTTCGGGAAAGCTGTTGTGGTTTGGCTGTAAACCCCCGCACCTAAAAACAACTGGTTAGACGTAGCTACAGAAACACCAAACAAACCGTTGTAGTTGGAGTTAAGCGCAGATTGCCTACACTGGTTAAAAGTAGCATTCTGGCCTGCGGAAGACGAACTTGAAATCACACCCAAGAAATACTCACCCCGCGATAGTGTGGTTGTGTAAGGTATGGTTACTTGTTTTATACCAGAGTACAGAGAATAGCTTCCTGCCGTACCGCTTAACGTAGCAGCTACAGAGGTAGAAGTGCTTCCAAGAAGGGACATAGTTGACCCGTTTTGTGTGTACAACCCTATCGACATAGACACGGTATGGGAACCCGTAGAGTTAGTGGCGTTGCTGATAAGAAGTATTACGCCATATTTATTAAATTGAACTGGGTTCTCAAGGTCTATATGGTCAAATATCAAAGAACCCTGACCTATAGTACCTGCGGAATATATAGCGTCGTTGTAGTGGTTGTAACCAGACAGAGTGTATTGAGGCACTACACTCGCCGTAATCGTCGAGCCGTTCAAGCCAAACGACACCCCGTTAGAGTTACTGAAAACAACAGTCTGAAGATTGTTGGACGTTGCACCCGCTGAGAAATTGACCGCGCCACCACTGCCAGCAGCGGTGAGATATGCGGGAATGCCGAGGTTAAGTCCGTCAGTCCCCAACGCACCTGTAACCACACTTCCGGCAGTCGTAGCGGTAGTAAAGCCCGTACCCGCTATATTTCCGGCGGCTTGGGTCTGAACAGATTGAGTAGTCAGATAAGCAGGTACGCCAAGGCTAAGACCATTGCTGTTGTTAGTTCCAACGATGGCTGTACCAGCGGTTGTCGTACTGAAGAAGCCCGTACCCGCTATAGCCCCTGACGCTTGGGTCTGAACGGTTTGGGTTGTTATCCCGTTATGGCTAGCCGTGATCTGGCTGCTGCCCGACATCCCAAACGTGATGCCGTTGGAATTAACGAAGTTTACCGTGCCACTCGTTGCAGTCTGAGTACTCGCGCCTAATGCTACTCCGCCACCCGCACCACCAATGATAGATATCGTGCTTCCAGCAGTGGAGATTGTGATGTTCGCGCCAGCTACGAGGCTCGATGTAGCCGGGGCTGAGATAGCTATCTGGGAATTGTTAGTACCCGACAGGGTTAGGTTTATCCCAGAGAAGTTAAGCGTGCTACCAGAAGCCGTAGTGTTACCTGACGTATTACCAGACAGGTTGGCATACATGATTCCGCCAGCGGCGGCGGTGAGATAAGCCGGTACACCAAGGTTAAGTCCGTCAGTCCCCAACGCACCTGTAATTACAGTTCCAGCGGTCGTAGCCGTAGTAAAGCCCGTACCCGCTATATTTCCAGAAGCTTGCGTTTGAATAGACTGAGTAGTCAGATATGCAGGTACACCAAGGTTAAGCCCGTTGGTGCCCAACGCACCTGTAATTACAGTTCCAGCGGTCGTAGCCGTAGTAAAGCCCGTACCCGCTATATTTCCAGAAGCTTGCGTTTGAATAGACTGAGTAGGCACCGTATAGGAAGCAACAATCGCATTACCAGCAGATGTATAAAACGTCAGTCCATTGGCGTTGCTGAAGCTGATGGAACTCGCAAGGGTCGCCGTACCCCCACCCGTACTATTAGTAGCAGCTACGGCAATAGATAAATTAGATGCGGATGATTGGGCCGCAGTTGTTAGGTAGGCTCCAGCAGACTGCAACGCTGTCGTTATGTTACTGGCAAGCCCGAAGGTGATGGACGATCCAGCCGTAGAAGAAGACAGACTAGAACCTACGTTAAGGCTTATCTGCCCTGACGATCCATTGACATTAGATACGTAGGAAGTAGGAGCCGCTGCGGCGCTTGCCGTAAGCGTGCCGTTATTTAGCCCAAATGTGATGCCGTTTGAGTTGGAGAAAATTACTGTCCCAGACGTAGCCGTCTGAGTACTCGCCCCGATTGCTACACCACCGCCTCCAACAGCCGCAGTGAGATAAGCGGGAATGCCGAGGTTAAGCCCGTTAGTCCCCAAAGCACCTGTAATCACACTTCCGGCTGTTGTAGCAGTAGTAAAGCCCGTACCCGCTATATTTCCGGCGGCTTGGGTCTGAACGGACTGAGTTGTGATGCCGTTATGGCTAGCTGTGATCTGGTTACTTCCCGCCATCCCGAACGAGATACCGTTGGAATCAGCAAAAGACACCGTGCCAGTAGATACAGACTGCGTACCTGCGGACAGTGCTGCGCCACCGCCTCCTCCTCCACCTGTACCATAGATAACAATCGTTCTACCTGTACCAGACAGGCTTATGTTACCTGAACCTTGAAATACGACGTTTGTGCCGCTGACGGTGCTGGCACCTAGCGTGTTACCCGAGAGGGTGTAGTACTGATTGTGGGCTGAGTTCCAGTCAGAAGGGCGAACAATGTTAGTGTTCGTACCGTCCGCTATCTGGTTTGAAAATACGTGTGATATGGCCATATAGTTACGCTGCTAACCAAGCTAAAGTTGCACCTAAGGCAGCCGCTGCGGGACGAATGGCAACAGTAAATTGAACGTGTTGCGCCGCACTGCTGATTGTCCATGCGCTAGGAGTTTCAGTTGCGGTGTTTAGAAGACGTTCGCAAGATTCTGTAACATTTCGACTCGTACCTGTAGCAGCCGAACGAGCGGGATCAGTGTAACTTGTAGAGTACGTACTGACAGTTGGAGTGTTAGCTATATGCGCCACCGCCAGCCATAATGTATCTTCTGCCCCCCATGTAGGGGTTAAAGCAGAAAACGTAACCGTTGAAGTAGTGCCTCCAGCAGAAATAACCTCAACTGCTCCTTGGCACCCTGTTACTCGCCAAATAGTCCATGATGCTTGCGCAGAAACACTAAGACCAATAGATAGCGCGGCGTTTCCTTCAGTACCGTCTGCTACTTTGGAAAAATATGATCCTCTTACGTTACCCGCACCTTGAACAGCAGTAGCAATTGTCGTCCACGTACCGGCAGTAGTGTTATCCCACGTAACCGTAGGAGCACTCGCGTTACCACACGTAAATGCAATAAAAAGAAAGTCACCCGCGTTGATCGTAGCGGGAAGCGTGACCGTGTGCGTTGTTGCTGTTGCGGATGACGCACCGGGAGTTCTAGTCTGGACGGTTGGGAATGCCATTTACGTTCCCAGTCTAAGGAAACGGAATCGGGGCCATGAACCAGCCCCCTTTTAGCCATAGACAACAGTAGCGGTACAGTTGGTCAAGGTGCCGTGTACGTCCGTATCAAACAAGATTCCCTCGCCGGGAAGGATTGCGTTAATCGCCCCCGCAGCGGCTGGGGTGTCAATCTGAAGACGAGTGACGCCAGAAGCGCCACCATCCCGAAGAATAACACTACCAGCCGTTGCTGTAGCGGCGATAAGCACACTCTTGACGCGAGTACGGCTACTTACGACAGCCGTACCTGTTGCAGCCAGATACGCACTTTTTACGTCTGTTTGCATAGTCATGGTAGCGTCTCCCGCTTAGCTATTACGGGCCGGTGACACTGGACGGAACGTAGGTGCCATCAAGTTGACGGACAAGGTACTCGACTACAAGGACTACAGTACCCGCCGACAATCCAGTACCGCCGAAGGTGTACTTGATAGGCAGATCAACCGTACCAATGTTAGCGAGGGTAGCGGCAGCGGCGACGGCAAACGTCATCGAAGACGCAAACGCGGTGGCCGTTGTCAGCGTGAAAGCAGTGGTGGCCGTTGTAGAACCTACAAAAACCGTCAGTGTGGGCGTTGTACCAGTAATACCCGCCGTGTAAAGCGATATGTCTGTAATCAACGAGCCAGCGGGAATCCAAAAAGCCGTTGAAGTAGCAGCATCGCTGTACGTGAGCGTTGCAGACTGCCCAACTATAGTAGCGCCAGTGTTACGAACGAGGCCAGCGGTGGTGCCGGTGGTGTTTTTTACCGTGCCCAAAAGCCACGGACCAAGATGAGTTGCAAGTCCCATTGAAATATCCTCATGCACAAGTCGCTACGTCATCTGTGCATCGTCCCTCTAGGTAGGGCTGACGTAGCTAAAATAAGTCCTAGACCTCCTACCTATATACCGTTAGACAGTCTGTACGTCAAGAAAAAAAAAAACGCCCCCACGAGGGGGGCGTAAAAGCCGGGGGTTCACCCCGGCTACCTGCAAGAGAAGCTAGAGTAAGTTACTACAAATATTGTTTAACCAACACAAGAATCAAGAAGTTTATTGGATTTTGTTAAGTTATCTGTGCGAGT